GTGAAGTACTGAAGAAGAGTCGAATTGCTTTCGACTGGAAACCGCCTAGCTGCTCCTTTAGGAACACTGGTCCGGTATTCTAGACGCTGCAATCTCGGATTCCACCTACATTGTAAGTGGGAGTTTCCAAGATAGTAGTCGTCATACCAGCCTAAAGCACCAGAGCCAACCGGCACGTTCATAAAGGCATAGTTCTTTATGCGCGCGACTGTCGATTTAACGTAGGCTGCTGTCTTATACCAACCTCTAATATAGAAGTTGTTGTGAACATCAACCGACGATAAGATTGACTCCGGTTTGGGCAATGATGGAGCTGACATGACGGAGACTTTGGTCACATTATGACCATCGTATCCATCATACCCACAAGACTCTCGAAACTTTCCAGTCGAGAAAGTCTTAGCGGGATTAACCTTCAAACCAAGAAGGGTCAAAAGCTCCACAGTACTACCATGAGAGTCAATGGGGACGATAATATCGTCGCCAAAGACCCGGACCACCTTGCTAGCCTCTCGTACTGTCCTGCTGTTGACAGGTAACCTTTTCTCATAGAGATAGGTTCCAATGGCAACAACAGTAAATACGATAGTCTGCACAGGGAAGGTCAAAGCAGAACCCATGGTAGAAAACTTCCGAAGGCGATGAAACCTAGGGGAGTTCCGATCGATATCTTGCGTAATCCATCTAGTACGGACACTATAAAAAGCGTCCACAATAGAGGGCACTCGTCGAAAGATTCTTTCAACGAGAAAGCAAGAAATACGATCAGACGCACTCGACAAATCAATAGTCGAATGTGTTCCGTCACGGGAAGCCGCGCACGCGAGTACTTGATTAGGTGTTTGGTCTCTAAAAGAGATTGAGTACCTAAGCGAAGTATGCTCAACGCGCGACATCAGAAAATCGCGTACGATTTGCTGACACCATTGATGCGATGTAGGTTCCGAGGCTATAAGTCTCGGTCCTGCAAAGGTCTTCGGTACAGCAATAAGACGCGACGGAGGTTCGTGAGGACTCCTTGAGCCCAAACGATCCCCCTCTGATTGAACGAACTGGGCCCAGTGGTCAAAATTAGCAAAGCTAAAATCAGCCATTGGGAACATTCGTTCAAGCTTCTCAGGCCAATGAGGAAAGTCATATTTAAAATGATCCTTCCTTAGGTCTGAGACTGCTCCTGGTCCGTGTCGAGGTCTCCACTCGAGCGGGTTGAATCGCCCGATCTCGGCGCAGGCAAGGTCTGCCACTGATTGTATGGTGGAAAGACAGTCTGCGAGAGATGAGGTGGAAACAGTGGACCGATCGCCCCCTTCGAAAAGGGGACCATCGTCTGGCCTAAGATGTAGGTAATCTCCAAGCTGAAGATCACCAATACCATCAAGGCTAAAGTCACCGTAATCCCAATTAAGGGAACCCCGGTTAACTTCACTGTCGATCCGGAAGAAGTCATGAACATGTTCCCATGTGAATGACTCAGGGCAACTGATACGAAAACGCTTCACAGCCATTGCTAGCTGCCGGACGTAACGTATACAGTTGACATCAGGATCACGCCTCAACACTCCTTGTTCGTCGAAAACGCGCAACAACAGTCCCTTGAATAGTCGAGGGATTGGTGTATCATGTCGGTAAGGCCCAAAATGGCACAGACCGGACTTGATTAGGCGTCCGTTCGATAAGCATAAATCGAAATGCTTACCGAATGCAGGCAGGGTTTCGAAAAGAAATCGAGAACCATGCTGTTCGACGGCTGAGAGCAAACGCTTGTAATCGCGCATACACTCAACTCGGAGAACAGGGTAGTACTCTGCTATATCATCAAACATAGCAGCATATAGCCCTAAGACGTACTCTCCATAGCTCTTAGATAACTTCATAGGAAACTCCTTGAGGTTAATTCTATGGGCCTGGTGCCCCCCTGAGTACTAGGGTTGACTGCAAGATGCAGCCGATCTTAGTAGCCTTAAGCTAATAGGATGGATCTAAGATTCCCATCCTAGAAGCTTCGCAGCGATACCTCCAGCCTTAACCATGTAAAAACTCATGGCTTCGGAGAGGTCAATTTGGTCTGAAGAGACCCCATTGGGATCTACACGGAAAGTGTAGATGACATCGCATTGCGAACCAAGAGGAGTAGCCGAGGTAGGTTTAACAAAACGCGTGAACGTCACAGTGTGACGATCAAACGGTTGTGAACCAGCCTTGACGGTATCCTTACTGTGCCTAACTTTAGCACGGTAAGTAACGGTACCCTGGTCGAGAAAATATTCCGACGAGTACCCATCCTGGTTAATAAGCGGGAGAACGATGGCGGTTCCACCGGAACCGTCGAGCGTCACCGTCAGGGATGTACCAAGCAAAGAGTAGTCCTTTCTGTCTGTGCTTTAAGGCCAACGCTGAAAGCGCTGGACGAACAACGCAGACAGGATTGACAGTCGCTCCCATCCAATGAAAGGAAGGGAGGCCGAGATGGTGCCAGAACCTACATACCTATCTAAGGATGTGTAGGTAGCGTCTCCATAACCACCGCTAAGCCCTAAGGGCAGAACGGGGTTATCCCATCTATAGCTAGCTATAGACTGAGTCATTATACATGCCTCAGTGGGGGATGCAGGAACAGTGTTGGAATATTGCAATGCAAAATGACCAACATTGGTAAACCAGTCCAAAACCCACGTCCAAGGGATCAACTCCCAGGCGCCCTGAAGGACGCCCTCGACCGAAAGGCCGATGGAAGCACGTTTTGCTTGGTTAATTATCTCTGCATCGGATGGCTGTGAACGGGAGTATATGACAGATGGTTTCCACCTGACTGTACCCCAGCGAACGGTCTGAGAGTTGATCGATTCGCGACCAAAGAAGCTACAGGAGTTAGTACCTCCAAATAGCACTCTATTGGACGATTCAGTATGCCATTCCCCTAAATGGAGACGACGTCGAAGACCCTTGCCTGAATAGAGCTTCTGAAGTTCCATTATCCTTTTATGGATATGTGACTGAAGCTCAAACAGGTCCTGAACATCCTTAAAGAGCGGTAGCCATCCAAACGAGGCACCCAAATACTGATTAGCAACCTCTTTCGGGGTTAGCAAATCTTTCTTTGGGGTCTTGATAAGACGGCCAACGTCCTTAAGTTGTGCGGGTATGTCGACGATATCCTGAAGCAACAGAAGCGGGTTCAGATCAGGACGAGAGGGATTAGTTCTCGTCAGCAGATCGGTCATCGAATCTGAAGCAGGAGGAATACCGACGGCACTTGGAGCAGTCAGAGAAGCAGCGAAACGAGACGGGTAATAATTCCGAAAATCGTTAACGAAGCTTCCGTTCACATTAACCCCATTAACGGGGACCAATGCATACCGGTCAGTTCTCTTAAGAGAAAACTTACCAGGAGCAACGGGCCTTCCTATATTATCCGTCGTAGACTCAACATAATATGTAGAGCCATAAGACGAATTTTGAATAGTCCCTCCATCAACACCGGAAACGGTGGTATGGACGGATCCATTCGGGAAAGGCAATGAACGGGTTCTAGTTCTGACTATCCTCGACATAAGACACCAAGAGTGGGTGCAAAATTGCAAGCAGTTACGCTCGAGAGCCCCGATTATCG